GAAAGTTTTATTCTAGATTCAGACTCGCGTGAAGTTTTTACTTTATCGTTCATATTAAGATCCTTCCTTCACGTATTTTGCGTATTCCTCTAGCGGCACCCCTAATTTCTTAGCGATAACTACCTGCGATTTGGTGAGTTTCACAGACTTGCGTCCACCTGATCTTCTGCTAACAGAAGCTACGTTTTGGACGGGTGCAGCTTTTGTTGTTTCTTCAGTAGAAGATTCGGCAAATTTCTGAGGAAAATACTCCTTCATACGTTTGTTGATTTGATTATAATAGCCATCGGTCTCTGCGTCAATTCCCTCCTGCAAAAGGTCTTCATGTATTCCCATAGCAGCAGAAGTTAATACTCTGTCAGATCCAAACCATTCATTATCAGTAGCCCATTCTTGAGCCCTAGTGCTAATTTTTGGTTGAGGAGCTTCCGTTTGTTCAACAGGTTGCGATTCTATTTGTTTTTTTCTAGACTCTTTATCAGCAAGAGTCATCGAAACTTTTTCTTTCTCTACCGATAATTTAGTAAGCTTATCTTGAGCTTCCATAATTTGATCTGTATCGTTAGAGTCTAATGCTACTCTTAATTCAGATTTTGCTTTTTCTCTTTCTGAATCAACTCTCGCATTATATTCGTTAAGATAATTAGTATCAGTTTCTTCGAATTTCTTCTCAGCACTTTCATATTTATCTTTTAAACCTTTAGCATAATCAACAGCCGCTCTTTCTCTACGTTCTGCTTCTTTAGCTTGAAAAGTTAATTTTTTTATTCTTTTTTGAACTTTGTCAGAATAATCTTGAAGACCTGATTCTTCTTCTTTTTCTTCTACCTGTTCAAACTTAGGTTCCGCTTTTGGTTCTTCTTTTTCTTTGGTTTCATGTAAAAGTTCTTTAGCAGTTTTATTACCACCACTAACATCTACATAACCTAGATCAACTTCTTGTTTTTTTTCAAAAGCTTCAGTGGATACTTCTGGAGCATCTACTATTATTGTTTCTTCATTAACACCAGATGTGTCTATTTCAACATCTGGATTTTTTTCTTGTATGTCTGCCATTTGTTTCTCCTAATAGTGGTGCAAAATATCATTCGGGTCATTAATTGTTGCAATAACTTCATCATCATTCAACACTCTTACTTCTCCGCCATCTATTTTGAATCTAGAACCTGCGTACCTACTAAAAATAATCCATTCATTTAGTTTGCACCAAGGTCCGTTTGAAAATTTATCTTTATCATTGTAACAAAGATCTCCCATTTTTAATACAAGACCACATACTGTAGTCATTTGTATTGTTTCCTGTGTAGTATCAGATAACCACACACCACCTTTAGTTTTTTTAGGACCAGCGTATGGCAAAACTAAAATTCTATAACCTGTTGGTGTTGGTAGACTATCTAATGTTGATTTATCGATCGCTTTAGGATCTAGGACTGTTTCAATCTCGTCTTTAGCTTTGTAAGCTCCGAGAAGTGCTTCAGTCCGTTTCGGTATCTCCGTGGACTTGTTCATCATCGTACTCCGTTGTTGTCAGCAGGTCTTTAAGATCCTGTTGCAGATCTTCTAAAGATCTGATTTGACCTCTAACATATTGTAGTTTCTCTATGGTGTCAACACTATATATAGCGTGTGACTTAAGTCTAGCTAAACGTTTTTTAACCCTATGTTGTACGAGAGATATTGTATCTATGTCCATTAATTTCTTTTTAGTGAAATTTTATTCTTACCTTGTTTTAATAACATAAAACCAAATTCATTTACTATAACTTTTAATATAAGATCCATATTAAATTTGGGATAATCATCAAAAACAAAAACTGTACCTGCGTGTGATCTTTCACCAAAGAAGATTACTTCTTTCATAACATCAATTGTTTTGTGGGGCCCATCAAAATGTACTAAATCATATTTAGTAATGATTTCTTTTTTTTCCCTGTAGATGGGGACACCATCATAGAATCTTCTCATGAATTCATCATCACCCATTGGGAAAAGGGTGAAGTTTTCATAATTCATATCTTTAATTAAATTTAATCTCATTGAGTTAGTGTAATCACAAGTATACTCACCTGAGTTATCGTAATGCTCATAGTTAAGATTTCCGTAAGGATCTATACCAATGTGCCAATGATTTTTATCTTTTAGTGAATCTAAAATAGTAAGGGATCCTTTTCCTTGCCTAACACCTATCTCAGCTGTTAGTAGGTTGTCTCCTAATGTTTCGCATGCTTGTTTTAAAATTTCGTATTCAGTGCTATCGCCTTGAATCATAATTTAAATTGTTGAAGTGTATTTAGCTTTTCTTCAGCTTCTGCTATTTTAGTAATCAGTTTATCTATTTCATCAATGTGTTGTGGGTGTTCACCAATCGCTACAGGTTTTTCAAGATATATTTGAATAGTTGCGTCAGCTTCAGATATTTGAGCATTATATCTATCTTCTAGTGCTTGTAATAATGTTGATCTTAGACTCATAACGAATCTATATATTATTTAGATTTTTTGTAAACTAAAAAACGCCTTCAAATTTACCACCCTTGATGGCACAACCCATACCTCTAGTTTTAGCTTCTCCACCGTGCTTCATAGTTGGTACGTTTCTGTTAATCATTTGATTTTCTCTAGCATCCTCATATGTTTCAACAACAGCAGGGTTACCTCTTGGAGAAGGGTTTTCTCTTGAAGAAAGTTTTTCTCTTGAAGAAGGGTTTTCTCTTGGTTCCATAGGTTTAAGACCTTGTAATCTTCTTTTTCTTTTTTTTTCTAATTCCATACGAGTTCTAGGGTCCATCGGAAGAGATCTTCTTTCTCTAGGTTGGCCTTTAATTTTTCTTCTAGGAGTTCGGTCTGTTTTGTCTATTGGCACTACTCTTCTTCTTCTTCGTCCCTGTTTATCTGTGTAAATTTCTACTTTTGTATCTGCCATTATATTTTTCCTTGTTTCTTTAATTTCTTTATATCACCTTTTGTAAGACCTGTTAAGTCCACTTTTGGTTTTACCGAAGTAATATCAGAGTATTGTCTTTTTGGTGTAAAAATACTTTTAATCCATTTCCACATATTATGTCCTTACGTTAGTTGGTTTTGGCCCTGCATTACTTGCCATTCTTTTTCTGGCTACAGCAGATGCCTTTTGCGACTTTGACATCGCTGTGGCTTTTGCAAGTGGTACGCACTTGGGATACTTTCGGCTTGAACCACTGGCAGATTTTCTTCCACACTCTTGAAACTTGCCACCTTTTTTCTTTGCTCCAATATCTACCCATTTTTCTTTAAACCATTCGTTTAGTCCACCTGTTTTCATAGCAGGTACACAATTAGGAACTGTTCTGTTCCCTTTTTTCTTCATTCCTTTTTGAACGTAACCTTCCCAACAAGAACCTTTTTTATTCATTACTTTACGCCTTGAAAGTTAAGTCCTCTTATAGCTATTCCACCACCTCTTACTAATTTTATACTTTCTAAAGTCTTAGCTTGTGCTTTATGTAATCCCGATGCTTTGTGTAAAGCTTTAGCAACCTTTTTAGTTTTGATACTAGCCTTTTTCATTTCTTGCATGTGTGAAGCTGTGCCTAGTGCACCACCTTTAGAAAAAGTTTTTGTAAAACCAATAGAAAGTCTTTTGTCCTTGCCTCTTTTATTACCTGATACAGTAAGACTTGAATTTTTATTTTCTTTTGTATAGCCGAGAGAAATATCACTATTGTAATTTCTTTTACCTTTTTTATCGAAAGGTTTTTCAATAGAACCTGAAAGGTTGTGGTTACCTTTACCCCCTGAAACAGAAAGTCTTGGAGATGTTACATTATCATTATCAAGTACATCTACGTTACTACCAATTGTAACACCTTTCATTTTTTTTTTAAAATAACTTGGTAATTTTTTTTTACTTCCTTCGTTAGCCTTTATAACTTTTATTTCAGCACCTTTTGAAGCTTTCTTAGGTCCCCAATCTTTTCTTTTTACTCCTGATGGATCTTTTGCTTTTCCTGCACATATTTTTGATGCATATGCGTTTGCATATGCTGAGGGATAAACTTTAAATTTTCTTTTAGCTGCTGATTTGCCTCTAGCACATAATTTTGTCATATTTTTTGCATTCCTGGATTAGTTGATAATATATTTTTATTTGCTCTAGGTCTAGCTACTGAATCTTTACTTCTTTTACGAAGTTGAGCTATCGCAGATTCTTTTAATGCTCTTTCTTTTCTTAATTTTTGTAAATCTCTTTCTAAATTCATTTTTTATCCTTATTCATTCCGCCTCTGAAGATCTGAGTTCCTTTAATTCCATAAATACTAGCCACGACAAGAATCCAGAGATTTGTGAACCATGATGGAAGTTGAGAGAACATGTCGAAGAACAATTTTACTTTGTCCATCGCTCCTGGGTCGTCACTTATGACAGCCCAACTCAGAACCGCTATTGGCGCTGACAGAATTATCAAAACTGCCTCGTCCTTCCAGTCTGAATTTCTAGACTCTAAAAGTTTTCCTTGGTAAGCTTCCTCACCTTGAGCCATCTTTCTTGCATGCATCATTTGTGCGTCCGCCATCAGCATCTTTGTCTCTTGACGCTTCTTGAAGATGTGCGTACCTGCTTGGGCCGCTAATTTTATCGCGCTTAACCACATTATAATTCTCCTGTCTTCTTTTACACATGAAGTCTATCATTTTATCTATAATCAGGAAAGCCCTGTGTCCGTTCTGTCTCCATGCCCAGGTCTGTCTATGGTGTTGTTGGCGTTTTTTACAAAAAGTTAGGTTTCCTCCAAACATATCTGAAAACTTCTTCAAGCTATCGTAGTCCGACATCTCAACTTTACACGCAAATTCTTTTTTTCTGTTTACTCCCTTTGACCAAATGCCAAAGCTGCCTTCTCCATCAAATATTCCAGCCAGAAAAATTAACTTAGACTGTATTGGAAGACTTTCGTATGAGTTTTTTGGTGTATTTTTTGACACTTTTAAACTTCTTTTCGGTTAGCCCTTGTGGGTTAGGTCCTCTTTTAGGTGGTGGCCCATAACGTACACCTCCGCTTAATCCTTTTTCATTACTTCTTGTCATTTACGTCTTTTATATCTTCCTTTTGATCTTACCTTCTCTTGACCAAATTTCTTTGATGTTTTATAGCTAGCACTTAAAATATAATCGTCTGCCATTTGTTCAATTTCTTTAATATCGTCAGCTTCTATTTTTTTTTCAGATTTTTTTAACTTTGCTTTTAGATAACTAGCTGCATTTTTATAAATTTTATTACCTAATTGATATCTAGACATTATTTCTTTGCAATTTTTTCTCTCGCTACTTCTAAACGTTCATCTGATTGTGAATCTTGTTGTGCAAGTCTATCATAATCAAATTCAAGTCTTTGTGCTGCTCTTGAGTTTTCTTGATCAGCTCTAAATTTAGTTTCTTCAGCTTTTCTTTGAAGATCCATAGCTCTTAAATCAATTTCTTGTTGTTTAATTTTAATTAATGGGTCTTCTTTGTTCTGATTTGCGTTTTCAGTCTGAACTAACTCTTGAGTTATCTGTGCTGCAACTTTTGCAACCTCTGATTCAAACATAATTTCAAATTGTTGTGGATCCTGTTGTGCCATTTGTGCCATTTCAGGATTTTCCATAATCATTTGTTTAACTTGTGCTTTAGCTTTGAATGAAATGTGATCAGAAATATGTGATTGAAGTAATGCGTACACCTGTGGATTGATTTGAACCATTCTGGATGCCATAAAAGCCATGTGAGCAGCAATGTGTGCATCGTGATCTTGGAATTCAAACGCTGTAAGTAACTTCATTTGAAGTGCACGTGCATTTTCTTTTGCAGGATCTAAAGGTTCTGGTTGTTTTGGTGGTGCTTTTAATATTTGATCTATAGTTTTTGTACCTAGTGCTTCATAAACACGTCTATAAGCTTCGTGTAGGTTATGCATTCCTGGATTTGACTGTGCAATCTGTAATTGTGTCTGTGCAAGAGTTACTCTTTGAGCCATAGACATAATATTTGGGTCTGCAACAGGTAAGATATCGACTCTGTTGTCAAAATCTGTTTGTTTAATATTTCTTGGGCCACCGTAGACATCGTAAGGATATTCGGGTGGTAAATATTCTCCGCAAATTTTTGCTAGAATTTTAAATTCTAATCTCATTGCGTAGTAACAACGTTTGTGCACACCACTCATTACACGTGATCCTCTTTCCATTAAAGCCATTGTAGTTCCAACTGCTCTATTTTGCGTATCATTACCTACGCTAGAATCTGTAATAGCAGCAAACTTTTGTCCTGCTTGAACAACAAAACCCATAAGGTTATAAAGTGTTGGTGATGGTTCTGTAAAAGGTAGATTAAAAAACTGATCTCTAATATTTCCACCAGGTGCATCTACATCTCTAAACTCCCCTGGCTGAATCGGTTGGTCGTCATCTCTAACTCTAATACCTCTAGACTTAAACCCTGCTGGTAAATTTTTTAATGTACCTGCATCAATTAATTGTCTTAAAGATTGAGTTGCAGCTTGGGATAAACCACCAATCATATGAGTTAAACCAAAACCATAGAAACCAAGTCCTGGTAAAAATTTAAAATGAACAAAGTATTCTATTCTTGAATAACCAGGATCAGCGGGTTTGTAGTTTCTATAAATAGATAAAACTTCTCCACTACCTTCATCGATAGTTACAATGTATGGAATTTTAATTTTTTTAGCCTTGTCATCAAAATCTTCGTAATCATCTAAATTTAAATCGACATGCATTTCAAGAATTGTATTTAAGTAATCGGAACCTGTGCCTTTAACACCTTCAATTTCATTTAATTTTTTCTGTACTGAATCTGGTTCTGTACTGCTGTCAATTAATTCTATGTCTCTGTAAAACCCTGCCGCCATTTTTTTAGTAACTTCGTTTTGTGTCATTTTAATAACGTGAGTTATTCTTTCACAATCTTTTAAATCTGACGCGTAGTATGGAACTACTAAATCTTCTGCGGGTATAAATTTAGATACAGGTCTATCTAATAATTCATCATAATAAATTTTCTTAAATGTAGATCCAGATAGGGGTAGATAAAATAACATCTGATCCATGTCCGTTGTGTAATCTTCCATCTCCTCCATCAACAGGTAGTTCATGTAATCTTTAACTCTATCTGCTTGTTGTTCGGTAGCCGGTGTTTGTAAGCCTATAACTTGTGTTCGGACAGGCCCATCAGAGGGCACTAATTCTTTGTATGCTTGTGCTTGGAACTGTGTAACTGATTCAGCTAACAATGGATGCGTGACACCGGAAGCTCCTTTGAATGGTTTTGTTACTTCCTGATACTTAGTTCCTAATAAATCTAAACCTTTGATATAAGCATCTTCCCATTCTTTTCTAGATGTTTTATCTTTTTTGTATTCTTCAATAAGCTCCATGGCCATGTCCTTAAGCTCTCGCTCGTCCATGTCTTCTGCTAAGTTTGCATTGAAATTGTCTTGAGGTCTTTCCTCTGGTATCTGTTCTTCTCCTTCAACTTCTACGTCAATTGGAAGACCATCCGGTTGATCGACTACTTCTTCTGCTAATTCCTCTGTTACTTTTTCTACTGCCATGATTAATTGTACCTTATTGGTTTAAACATATCCACCACAAGTCCTCCTTTGGACTTATAAGTTTTTTGTGTATTTCTCATTAGTGGAACCACTTTAATCGCATATGCATCAAAATACAAGCGTGGATCTCCTTCTGGAATATTCTTAGTTCCTTTTTCAGGATTCATACCAGCATTACTGTGGTAATCACTTTTAATTTCTTTTCCTTTTAATGGGTGGTCTGATGGATATTTGAATTTATCACTACTAACATTTTTATAAGGTTTTGTTGGATCCGATAAAGATATCTTTGTTGGCCCTGCGCTTGATCCGTAGAATCTCGCATTCTTACCCATCACATCTGGAAGCACAGCTTTTCCTTTTTTACCAATACCTTTACCATTTGCATAACCGTAAAATCTTTCATTACCTGCTTTATACCCTTGTCTGAAACTTACTTTGTCAAACGGAGCAACGGCTACGTAGTCAACATTTTCACGTGCAGCCTTCTGCATTAAATATTTTATTGCGTGGTCTCCGTAAGAATCCGCCTCAACCATAGGAAAGTAATCTTTGGTACTACCACCGGAAGGTTGCCCAAATACATAAGTATCTCTACTAGTAGTTAATCTTTTTAATTTTGTATTAATATCTTTCATTGATGCACTAATTGAATTGACTCTGCCGAACTCGTTTCTAGCAACAGCTTCATCTAAATCCTTAAGCATCTTACCCCGTTGACTTACAAGCAAATTTAATTCTATCTCCGCATTGAATGGATTAAGTCTGGCCTCTCCCGACAATTGTTGGGCTTTAGTTAAAGATTTTGCAATTTTTTGGTTTACATCCGATTGTATTTCATTAATCATAAATACTTTTTTACCATCGGGTGTGAACCTTGTATCATATCTTATATGATAAATATTATTAGTGTCACCAATTACATCTGTGAAATGTCCACCTTTATTTCTAACAGATGAATTAGTTACAATATCTTCAGGAAGAGTAAATATAGTTTCTCTATAGTCTTTACCACCTTGAAGTGTGTAATCAGATTCAGTTCCGTATTTTGTTTTTGTAGTTTGCAATGGACCTGCTTTGTTATTGATCTCACCAATAACTTTGTTTATGCTTTTTACATCTTCAACTTTGACGTTTTGGTTTGCTGTCTTTAGAGCATCATTAATCTCTCTAAGTTGTCCTCTACTAGGCACACCATCAAACTTTAAATAATATTGCAAATCATCTAGAGATTGTTTTGTAGTCATATCTCCTTTGTATTTTACTTGTAAATCTCTAATAGTATTTCTTGCATTCTTACTAGCTACATCAAACGCTTCTTGAGCACCTTTGTTAGCACCAAGCTCTATTGGTTTTAATCTATTGATAGGATTCAGTTTGATCATTGCTCCTACTTCATTAGCATCAAGCTTTAGACCAAATTTCTTTGCTGCATATAACAGGCCACCTGTAAGATCTCCTGCTTCATTGAATAATGCTAAATTAGAATCAAATAATTCTTCTTTGGATACACTAACTTCTTTACCAGCAAAGGGGCCTGAGTCGTATTTAAATCTTTTCTGTTCTCTAACAGTCTTAGTTGCAGGTTTGCCAAATATTTTAAAGTTTACTTTTCTAGTTGAAGTTAAATGATCTAGCCACTCATCTGCAGTATACTTGGATCTACCCATTCTCATAGCCCAGTCATATGTTGATGAACCAAAAGCAGGTGCCATGTCATCACCCATCTGTAGGGGTTTTGTTTTTTTTAAAACTACTGGTGGGTTTTTTAATTCTTGTGTAACTAATTCTTTAGCCTGCGCCTGTGAAGGTTTAGGTGTGTAAGTTATTTGATTTGTCTGTTGTCCGGTGGTCGGTGTTGCTGAAGGCTTCTTCGCCTTAAGTAATTCTTTACCAGCTCTAAGTAATGCCTTTAGGGACATTGTCCCTCCTATGTAATTTTAGTAGGTCTTGTTCTACCCAGTTTACAACCACGTGCTTTGACAAAAGTGCCTGATTTATAACCCATAGGTTTATTCATTCCCCCAGTATTCATACTTCTCAATGAAAATGTTTTTCCTTTAGCTTCTGATATAAGTCTTGGGGATGCATCATAACTTTTATGTTGTCTAAAATGTCTACCTTTTTTTTCATCAATTTTAGGTTTAGTGTATGTATACGCTCCACCTTTTGTAATTATTGGTTCTGGTTTAGCTCTTTTTTGAAGATCCCTTCCTACTGGTGATAATACTGATCTTCCCGCTTTTCTTCCTGCTTTTCCTATCCCAGCCAAAGGTCCTGCTCCTGGTTTTGTTCCATTTTTATAACCCATAGGTCTTTGCATCATGCCGCCACCCATTTTTTTCTTAACATCTTTTTTCTTATTCATTTTAGATTTTAAATATTGAGATGCAGCGACTCCCGCAGTACCAATACCTAAAGCTATTTTACCAATTCTACTTGCTTTTAATACTTGTTTAGCACCTGCTAGTTTCATTTTTCTTTTGTTAAATTCAGATGAAGTTTCTTGTTTACCATCTATTGTTAAAAAACCTTTTGCTTTTCTCATCTCTTCCAATGACTTAAATTTTTTCTTACCTTTACCAATTTTAGAACCTGGTTTAACACCTACAATTGTAGTAACACCTCTTTGAGCTTTAGGAGTGCTAGCTTCAGCTGAAGCATCAAATGTACCTAAATAACCTTCAAAAAATTTTCCTCTTTTAGCTTTCATAACCTTGCCTGGTTTAACTTTCTCATCTTGTAAACCCATGCCTCTGCCTCTTGCTTTCTCTTGTCTTAGAACAGCGAAATCTTTTGCATCAATTTTATTTGGTGGTGGAGCTTTGGCTGCAATCTTTGCTTGACCTAAAGACATTCCTCCGCCTGCTCTTTTAATTTTAATACCACTGTAATCACCTTTTTGAAAATCAGGTCTTTTTTTTCTAAAGTCCTTAATAGCCTTAAGTCCCATAACTGCTGGTGACGCTACGGTACCAAGAGCACCAGCTGTTTTTTTAAGAAGGTCTTTCATTTTTGCATTTCTTCTAGCTTTAAAACCTTCTACAACTCTTTCTCTTTTCATAGGTGGTTCGTTTTTACCATATTTAGATTTTAAACTTCCTTGAATAATTGCTTTTTCTTTTTTAGGATCTTTTCTTCTGTTTTTCATATCGTTGAATGCTTTTAAATTTTGATCCATAGACATACCTTTGCTAGCAGTTGCCACATTTAATTTTTTAGTTTTGCCTTCATAATCAGAATTTTTATATTCTTCAGAATCAGTAATTTTTTTTAATTCTTTTTGAGATTTAAGTTTTCCGTGACGGATATTACCTTTTGTGCTTGATGACTCCATAAAAATTCTCCTAATAATATTTATACTCTTTTTCTAATTTCATTGGAGGATCATCCCAATCATCAGAATATGTTGAAACAAATCCACCTTGTCGATATCTTAACACAGCTTGGGTCATGCTGTCTACATAGTCATCATATTGTCCGTTAGGAAATGCTGCACACTCCTCAATGACTTCCTGTGCCCAGTGTTCCTCTATAGGTGCCCACACCATACCAGACTCAAATACAGGTGCACAAGAGTTAATTCTAGTATGCTTGTCTCTTCCTCTAGCTGGAACGTAATCAACTACAGGTATACCCGCCCTACGGAGTTCATGTATTAATGGAGTACCACTAGCTTTAGCCTCAATAATTACAGTCTCGGGCTCCCAATAATGATATTGCTCTAATGCAACATTTTTTAAATCTGGAAAATCATAACGTCCCTTTTGGGCATCCAATAATATAATTGCTTTTTCATAACCTTCTACAGGTTCAAATACCCCCCAGGTGGTAATAGCAGAATAGTCAGCAGTTTCTTTTTTTGAAAATGCAGTATCATAAGATTGTATAACATGTAGTAACTTTGGTAAATTTTCTTTATCGTAATTTTGCCACCATTCCCTTTTTATAATTGCACCCTCTTCTGAGGTTGGGTCCTGCATATATTGTGCGTTCCAATTTTTTGATGAGATTGAGGCTTTTACAGAATCTAAATCATCTTTACCCCAATACTCAGGCCACACAGGTTTATCATTCGGCATGATTGCAGGAAAAGAAATTACTTCCCATTGATCTGCTTTAATACCACTCTGAGCTTTAACCAACCTTCCTGTAAGATCATCGGTAGCCCAACGAGTCATTACAACTAAGATTCTTCCTCCTGGTTGTAAACGCTGTCTGGGTCCTGAACTGTACCATTCATAAGCACGTTCCATTGCTGTATCGGACAAGGAATCTTGTTCCGTGTGTGGATCATCAATAATAAGCAAATCGGCCCCTCGACCTGTGATAGATCCGCCAACACCCGCTGCAAAGTATTCACCACCATGATTGGTTTCCCACCTGCCTTTTGCTTTACTGTCTTCTCGAAGTGTAACATTTCCAAAAATTTCTTTATACTCTTTAGTGTTCATTAAGTTACGAACCTTGCTACCGAACCTTGAAGCAAGTTCAGCATTGTGAGATACCTGCATAATTTTTTTCTTTGGGTACTTACCAATATACCAAGCAGGGAATAAATAAGATGCGAATTCAGATTTAGTATGACGTGGTGGCATGTTGATTATGAGCCTCTTTGCATCACCATCTGCAATATTTTGAAAAGATTCAGCTATAAGTTGATGGTGCCCATACTTCTTTGGGTCCTTTGTTTTACGATAGATGAAGTCTTGCCAGACAGACTCTGCGAAAATTAAAAAATTATCCTGGCAGAGCTTGATCCACTCTAATTGTTTTTTTAGAATTATATCTTTTAATTCTTCTTCAGTTAAGTTTTCTATTTTCATCTCGTTTGGGACCCTAGTGTATCTATATAACCTACTTTGTAAACCCTTTCGCCACAAAAAACCTAGCCCCAGAACGTGAAACCCTGAACAATAAATTTTAAAAACGATTTTTATAAATGATAAGAGCCTTGTAATAGGTACAGGCTAGATACACCAATGGCGAGGTGTGTACCTCGCCATTGGTTCGTATTAGTTATTCGTTAGGGTGTAAGGTCTGCACAAGTGTGCTGAACTTTTTAAGTATACTATCCTTGAACTCGTCAACAACTGCATTGCCAACGTTCTCTAAGATATGTTTTTCACACTCGCCCATTAACAACTGAAACATGATTTCATAATTCAACTGCTTCTTAGTTCCATTGTCCACCACCATATCAGCTAGTGATGTAGGGGCATTAGAGTTTAACTTTTCACTCAATACATTAGCAATGTTAATCAAATCATTATTGGGCATTTGATACCTCGCTAGTAGTTGGCTCTTGTAGTCCATTAATATCACCAATAGCCTTATACTCACAATAAGCTAATTGCTTCTGGTGTGCATTCCATAAATCTAAATGTGCTAATTTAAATTTATCTTTATCAAAAGATTTTCTAACTCTATTAATCTTTTGCAAACCAAAACTATTGCCGTTCTCATCTTGGACAATAATTAAGTTTTGGTTGGTTCTTTCAAATAGATTTACAATGTGTTCTTTCATTGTATCTAACTCTTTAGATAGTCTATTTGCTTTTAGCTTTAGTGAAGCATAAGCTAAGACTACTTTTTTCTCGTCTTGCTTTAGCTTTTTTATTGCTTGTGGCATTTATTACCTCTTTGTTAAGTTATATATTCTTATGAATACCCTCTCTTTATATATCTTATTAAATCTTATGCAAACATTAATTTAACTTTTTT